CTATGAGCGAACCTAAGTTCACGGGAGTCTGGATTCCTGCTGGGGTGTTCCAGACCCCTACCATCAGCCTAACGGCTAAGGTGGTCTACGGGGTCGTAGATGCCCTCGACAACGAGGAGGGGTGCTTTGCCTCAAACGCCTACCTATCCCGCCACCTAGGGCTATCTGTGCGTCAACTACAGACCATCCTGTCTGAACTTGAGGACGCTAGGCTCATCCGCAGGGTAGCCTGCGAGGGTCACAGGGTCATCCGCACAGTCGAGAAAGTTGCTTTACAGGATGCTCTGGCAAGCACACAGGTCACCCGTTCAGAGGGGGATGCGGAAAACCGCACGGGGGGGGTGAAGAAAACCGCACGGGGGGGATGCGGAAAACCGCATACATATAATAAAGAAGATAATAAAGGGGATAAAGATACAGTCCAACAGCAGATTTGGATTACTCGTTTGCCCTTTGGCTCTGAGGCTTTCCTCAAGGCTTGGAGGTCTTGGGTGGTCTATCGCAAGGAGATGAAGAAGACCCTCACCGACTCCAGCGTACAGGCTCAATGCAAGGAGTTCGTCCTGTGGGGCGAAGCCAAGTCCATCGCCAGCATCGAGCAGTCCATCAAGCAAGGCTGGCAGGGTCTGTTTGAACCTAAGCAAGTATTTGGCAAAGGTAATACAAATGTCTTGACTGCCAGAGACCACGAAGCATTCTGATAGCACTATGAACCCAGAAGTAATCAATCGCCTTGGCTATGGGGCTTGGGCTGAGAACATCATCGTGAACTACATCGAGGACTACAGCGATGTAATCAAAGCCAGCAACGGCAACCACAGCATTGAGCGAGAACACTATACTATCAATGCTAGTTGGAATGACTGCTCGCTCTCGATTACTGTCCGTGCCTATGTGGACGGGGACGGCTGGCAGACCCTTGAACAGCATATCAAGATTAAATAATATGAAACCAGAATCCCTAGAAGCGTCTATGATGAAACGCATTGGCGAACTCAATAAGGAGAACGCTTTTCTTAGGTCAGAGGTCGAGCGACTGAAGAACAATGTCGCTTACCTTGACAAGAAACTTGACGAAGAACTAGACGAGGGTAAGCAGTCGTGAGCGAGATTGCCTGTCATTGTGGACGCAGGGGTGCGTTGTTCGCCAAGAACGATGGCTCTCTGAAGTTGGTTCGCTGGCATCATTGCCGTGAGCATCTGGACAAGGAGCGAGTAGCCCACGCTGGGCTGATTGACTCGACTGTCCCTCCGACCATCCCCCAGATTTTCCTAGATACGGATGTCACCCGCCTGCACCCCAAGATTCAGACGGCTCTGGATTGGAAGCCCGAAGGGGATGTCTCTGGACTCCTCCTGCACGGCACGACAGGCGTGGGCAAGACCCGTGGCATCTGGGAAATCATCAAGCGTCTCTGGGCTGAGGAGACCAAGAAGGACAAGCAACTTAACTTTGAATTCCTCACGATGAGGAAACTTGAAACTGTAATCGAGAAGGGCTTTGAAGACCGCAAGCACGGCTCTGCTATCGATTACCTTATCTCCTGCCCCCTGCTCATCCTCGATGACTTCGGCAAGGAGCGTCTGACCCAGCGTATGGCTTCCGACCTCTTCGCCATCGTGGACGAGCGTAGCACCAGCCGTAGGGCTACTGTCATCAGCACGAACTTCAACGGCTCTACCCTTCTGGAGCGATTCGACAATCGTGACAAGGAGACGGGCGTTGCCCTAATCCGCAGATTAAAGGATTACTACAGGGCTGTAGGGGTCGGTTGATTTCTCACTTTCCCTGTTGACCAAGTAATACCATTTCTTTCTACTGCCAACCTATGAAACGCCTACTCGCTCTCCTGCTTGCTTACGCTTCCGCTGAAGCCAAGTCTATCGTCACGGACGATTACCTCGACAAAGTTGCGATGGTTGAATCCAATTTTAATTTTCTTGCCAAGGGAGACAATGGCAAGGCTCTCGGTGCTTGGCAGATGCATCAGCCAGCGTGGGAAGACTCCTGCAACTATATGAAGTTCTGCCGTCCCAACGATGAAGAACTAATCGACACGATGAAGACCAATTACAAAAAGTGGGCTTTAGACCCCGTGGTTTCTCGCTCCGTGGCTCGTCAATATTTCCTACTCCTAGAAGACAAGATGCGTAAACAGAAGGTCAAGGTCACCCCCATCAGTCTGTATATGGCGTACAACATGGGTTACAGCGGAGCGTCCAAGTTTGAATTCGACCACAAGGCTTTCTGGCTTGACAGCAAACGCAAGAGCATCCTTTCCAGAGCCAACCATATCCTTTCCCGATGAAGAAAACAACTACCAAGAAACGCACACGCAACCACGAACTTATGCTCACACTCCGTGTATCTAAGTCGCTGTTCAACCTACTCAACAAGGTGTCAACAAGAATCTCAATGACTCGTTCAGATTATGTCCGAACTATTTTGCAAAGAGATGTTGACACACATCCTCTCTCGTAATACTACCTACCTATGTTCACCGATTCACTCTTCACCTACAATCCCACCAAAATGCACGACAACACCCCCGAACAACAAGTCAGTCTCATCAAGGCTCTCGTAGCCTTCGTTTCTGAAGCCCAAGATGTCCACGCTGACAGCGACAATCCCTTCCACAAGTCACGCTATGCCAGCCTCCAAGCCCACCTCATTGCCCTTAAGCCCCTTGCTAAGAAGCACGGACTTGCCATCATCCAGATGCCCATCGGTGACATCGATGGCGTTGGTATCCGCAACATCATCATCCACGAAGACGGAGGTATGCTTTCGTGCAACGCTATCGTCCCTGCTGAGAAGGGTATGTCTGGTCAGCAAGCAGGTAGCCTGTATTCTTATGTCCGTAGATACAGCCTTGCTTCCATTGCTGGAATCGCAACTGAGGATGATGATGCGGAATCCGACCGAGTGGTTAAGTCTGCTCCTAAGAAGGAGTATGTTAAACTCGAAACGAAGCCGACTGCTTCTGGAACAAAGTTCATTCCTAACCCTACTGCCAAGCCCTCCGCTAGCGGTGAAGCCGTTGCTCCTTTCGGAGACCTCAAGGGAACTCCCCTGTCTCAACTCCCGCTGAAGTCCGCTGACCGAAGCGTCAAGTTCGGTGACCTCAACTACTTCGCCAATGTCTGGAAGCCCAAGCCCTTCGGTGACAACACCGAAATCAGCCCCCGTGACCTCCGTGTCAAGGCTGAGGCTGAACGCCTCTGGGCTATCGCCAACGGAGACATCGAGCCTCCGACTGCCACCCAAGACGAAGTCCCCTTCTAATCCCTAACCACAAAATCCTATGTCCCTCCAAGCCAAGCAATACAACGACACGCAGTACATCATCCTCAGCGATGGTCGTGTCGCTCGTCTCCTCAAGCCCACCAAGATTCACCAGCAGACTTACATCAACTTCATTATCGACAAGAAGATGAAGCGGGTGAACACGCAGGAACTCCAGAAGATGTTTGCTGAAGCAGACACGAATGGAAAGAATTATTAAGTCGCACGGGCTTTCCTACTTACGCCACGCTATCTCCCATAGAAACAAGAAACTGAATTACATCAGTCTCCCCGTGGACAAAGCACAAGAAATCTTAGATGCGGCTGGGTCATTCCAACCCAACCAAAGCGAGTACACCAGCCGTAGCAACTCCGTCAAGGGGGCGGCTGTGGTGCTGGCTATGGATGTCAAGGAACTCATCGCCCGATTGAACGCCCCTCTTCCTGCTCAGATTCTTAACGACTTGGCTGAGGCTAAGAATAAGATTAAGATGCTTGAAGAGGCTGGCGACAATCTTGTTCACAGCAAGTTGGCTGGCTCTGCAATCAAAGAGTGGGTACGCACAAAGTCCCTATGACCCTCCTAGAAGCCTATCGTCTAGCCCTTATCGAAGGGCTGACCGCCAAGCAAGCGGGTGCTAAGTTCAACATGAACCACCAGAGCATCGCCAAGTGCAAGACCCGCTACAACTTGCCTACACTCAAGAACGAGTGGGACGCTGGCTACGAAGAGCAGTTAGGGAAACTTAACGACACGCAACTCCTTAGTTACTACGAGGTCTTAAACCTCCCGAAGAACTCTAGGTCTGCCCGTGAACTCTCCGTATGCAAACAACTCCTACAGAAGCGTAGGCTATGTCCGAAGTAAACGACTATGCAAAGCAGTTACTCTCTCGTAGACCTAGAGGCAGAGTCAAAGGCTCGCACCGAGGCGGTAGCGTACTGGCTGGCAAACTGCCAACGGCTTGGGAGGTTTCTAGAGCCTCCGAAGAGTTACAACGCAACAAAGAACGCTGGGCTATCCTTTTTGCTAAACCTCTGAACAAATGGAAACCTACCCCACCAACATCAACGACACCATCATCGAGAGTCTCTCGAAAGGAGTCTTGAACCTAGGCAACGAGTGCCGTGCCTTGGCTGAGGAGAACAAGCGTCTCAAGGAAGAAATCGAGATTCTTAATGGCAGGGTAAACTACTGGAAGATTGAGGCTGAGTGCGACCACGGACGCTGGATGCGGACGCTGGAAGACCTAGAACATCTCCGTAACCTAAAATGATTCACGAATTCCGTAACCCTATCCCTGTGCATACCGACATCGGTTATGGCTGGCTGATGTATGTACGGGATGGCGGGACTTGGTCTAACGACATCTTCGCTATCGTGCTGGAGCAGGACGGGGTCATCCGTCATATGCGTACCGACCAATTCAAGGTCTTGCGTAACGACACCTTTGATATCCAGAACTAACTTATGTTCAACAAAGACAACAGGTTCGATATCAAGTTAACCCTAGGAGAACTAGGGGAACGCTGGCTAGTCTGGATGGGATGCAAGGAAGCAAGGGTCGAAGCCAAGGCAGAGCAAGGCATCTGGATTAACTCTGGCAATGCTGTATTTGAATATATGTCCCGTGGAAAGCCGTCTGGGATTTCAACTACAGATTCTGATTGGTGGTCTCAAATCTTCATGGACAACAATGAGCCAGCAATGATTATGACATTCAAGACAGACAACCTCAAGGCGTTCTTGGAAGAGGTAGTTAAGACACCATACAAGTTTAATGCTAGGTTGAAAAACGGAGGAGACCTAGGACACGATGGCATCCCTACCTCTAAATTAATCATCTTGCCAATCGACCAACTTCACAAAGCATACAAATACAAATGTCAAGGCTAATCAAATTCGTAGCCGTGGGCGATAACCACGGAGACCACATCGATGAAGAAGTTGCCAAGCAGTTTTTCAAATTCCTAAAATGGTTCGACCCAGACGAGGTCATCCACCTAGGCGATAACTTTGATTTCCGTTCCATCCGCAGGGGTGCAGGACGCAAGGAAGAAGATGAATCTCTGGTCGCTGATGTCAAGGCTGGCAAGGAATTCATCACCCGTGTCCAGCCTACTATTTTCTTAAACGGAAACCATGACGATAGACTAGACCAGATTATCAATGGCTCTACGCATGGCATGATGGTAGACTACTGCCACGACCTCAAGAACGACATCCGCAATCACCTCAAGAAGAATGGATGCAAGAAGATTTACGATTACCACGCTGAGGAAGGCGTACACAGATTAGGAAAAGTTGCCTTCGTACACGGCTATACTTGTGGTATCCGTGCCGTGGAGGAACACGCAATCCATTACGCAGAACCCCAAGGGGCTGTCATCATGGGACACCTACACAGCATCCAGCAAATCAACGCTCGCAAGCACATGGGTGCTGTAGGCTTCTCTGGTGGTTGCCTGTGCCACAAGTCTCCCGACTACGCCAAGAATCGCCTAGCCACTAGCAAGTGGGGGTCGGGCTGGACTTACGGGTTCGTCCAAGGGTCGGACTGGAAGGTCTGGCAAGCCCACAGGGTCGGGAAGGAATTCATCTACTCTGTCAAAGGTCTATGAACATCAACAAGTTAAAGCAATTAGAAAAACTTTTCTTGCAGAAGAATGTAGAGAAGCCAGAGAAAGGATTCTTTACACGGGCTGAACTATGCAGGGCGTGGAAAGTCTGTGAGCAACACGGGAATCGCAAACTAAAGAAATACCTTGAGTCGGGGCTAGTAGAAACAAAGAATTTCAGAGTTACCTCTGGATTGGTAACCCGCCCCGTTCCACATTACCGAATCAAAAATGAGCAAAACAGATAACGAAAAACTCGAAGAATTCCTTGCTGAGTTAGACGATGAAATTGTCATCGCTGACGGGCTTGCTCACGCCTTCGTAGGGCTTACCAACACTCCTAACGGGGTGGTTGCCGTTTACTCTACGGAGCGTATCATCTCTAACCTAATGGAGAACGATGCTATGGATTTTGAGACGGCTGAAGAACATATGTACAATAATATTATCGGTGAGGATGTTGGTCAGCGGTCTCCTGTGTTTGTGGATGTGATTCCAGAGGAGTTTTGGAAGTAAGTTTCTTGATAAGCAAGGCAAGCAGGGATAGGCAAACTATACCGACTGAGCCTCCTGCTATCCAAGTAAACCATTGGCTGTCGAATATCCAGAGGGAAGCCATAGCGACAACACCGCCACCCATAACAATTGCTCCGTTTTTCTTGAACGGGGTGAACGCTACTGCCATCAAGCCAGCGATAAATAAACCTAAGCCAGCGGTGCTGAACTTCCATAGCACCTTCTGTTTGAACTCAGCGTCAGCCCTAGTGTGAGCCTCCGCTAATTCGTAATCTTTCTGCTCTACCATAGCGTATAGGGCATCGGTCTCAGCCTCGACCTTAGATGCCTCCTTCTTGTCTTGCTGGACGGCTTTGGAGTCGTTTTGTTTGATGATGCGAGTGTACTCCTCAACCTTGGCAACAGACGGCTTAGAGACCCCAGAGAGGCGGGTCACTTGGGCTTCGACAAGTCCTCGTACATTTCCTTTATCGAGGTTAGGAACGACAGCAGTAAGGGCAGAAGCGGAATCAGAGACGATATCCTCGACCCTAGTGATGTACTGGTCTTTCTCTTTGTTTTTCGTTTCAACGGGAACAGGGGGTAAAGGTTTAGGGGCGGTACTGCATCCGCAAAAGGTTACAAACACAAATAGTATTGCTAGGCTTTGTAAACTCATTTAGAGGATTCTTTTATAAACTTAGACTTAATCCACTCAAAGATATCTGGGGCTAACGCACCAGAAGACGAGTAGATGATGCCTTTGTAGATAGGGTCGATAGGGGCGAAGTTGATTCCGAAGTACACCAGCGTACCTACGATAGCACCAGCCAGAGCCTTGCGTATCCAGCGTATCCAACCGAAGCGTTCCTCCGTGATGATAAGCCTAGCGATAGCACCCAACGCACCAAGGACTGCCACTATCCAGCCGCCCTTCTTAAACTCTTCGGCTGTGTCTATGATGCTGGGGTCTACGGGACTCATCGCTTAGGCTCGTCCCTTTGGACTCTCCGCTTGGCTTGTTCTAGGTCGTTGTAGATGCCGACCATTGCCTTATATGGGTTGTACACCTTGAACTTATCGCCCTGCACCATGATGACATAGCCGACAGCGTTCTTGACCACAGAGCCAAGCGAGGTGCGTTCAGATTGCCAGTCACGCCAGCCTTCTGCGGGCATCCAACTTAGACGCTCTTTGCCTTCTGGAATATTAGCGGCTGGCTTAACATAGCCATAGGCTTCTCCGACTTGATTGCTACCAAGTTTAGTAGCACCACCCTTTCGAGGAACTTCCTGCTTGTTCTTGTTTAAGAAAACATCCGTGACATAGTTGGTCTTGTCTGGGATAAGCATCCTAGGTCTAATCTTGTTTCCATTCTTGTCACGCTGGACGATGTGCCAAGGATAACTCTTATGACCATTCTCAGTCTTCTCGACAGAAATGTTTCCTGTGATTTCAATGTAAGCGTACACATGGCTGGGGTCAACATTAGCCCTCTTGTCAGAAAGCATCAGACCGATAGCCTCACGGATGCCCGTAGGAGCGAACTGAATCTTTCTTCCAAGCCTGTTAGCACCAAGTGCGGAGGCAATCTTGTCTATGTTCTTGTGACCAGATTCTCCGTTCTCAGCGAGATGCGTGATGACATCCTTTACAAAGTCCCCTCTCCTTTCAAAAGTGGAATCAGATACTCCGAAGAACTTGTTGGCTATCTCAGAGTGAATGTCTTTCGCAGACCTAGTAGCATTGAACTCGATGCCGTACTTTCTGCCAGAATCTTTCAAGGCGTTTCTGAACTCTTCAAGACTGATATAACCTTGTTCAACGAAGTACTCAAGGATTCCCATTCCAGCCTTAGCACCCGTGTGCGAGTTAAGGGCGTTCTCGAAAGAGCCTCTGGTAAGGGACAGATAAGTAACGCCTCCGTTTTCCTTCTGGGCTTTCTTGAGTTTATTGGCTGTAGTTCTAGCCTTGGCTTCCTTTGAGTTAGCCCAGATATCTGCGAATTTAGAAACAAAGTTAAGACCTCCTTCTCCTTCAGCAAGAATCTTTCCGCTAGGAGTTTCAAGAGTTCCAGTCATCATCGTGTCTGGATTGTTGATTACAACAGCCTTGCCTTCTAATGTGCGTTCATCGAATCCAAGCACAATATGACCAGATGCAAGGAGTTGTTTATTCAATTCAGACTTTTCAAATCCATTCTGAACAAGAGCCTTCTCGCCCTCCGCTGGCATATACTTAGATTCTGGCATACCGCCAAAGTAATCTTTAGCCCGTTGCGGGAATCTTCCAGTCCCTGCCCTTTCCATTTGTGTCTTGTCTCTTCTGATTACCTTTTCAACAGCATCAGAAGTGTGTTCAAGCAATGACCCCATCACATTGTCATCAAAATTCCAAATAGACTTTATAGCATCTAGTATTTTTGTAAGCAATGTTGTTTCAGACTTAGGAACTTTAATGTCAGAAAGAATTCTTTGTATTTCCTTGGTTTGAGTTATTCCTATTACAAACTCACCCATATTGCTTAAACGATAATCAATGCTATGTCTTTCTTGTTTTGTAAATTCTGTACCATCAAGGTATTTACCAGATGCTACTTGTTGATGAACTTTCTTGTAAGCATCAGCAATCGTGAACCACTCTTCTTTAGCACCAGCAACTTCTTTCCATTCTTCTCTGTATTGTTCCTTATATTTGTCTTTGTTTCTTAAGAAATTATTTACTGTCTTTAGCGTGTCTTCAATTGTAGAGCCGTGCTTGATGGGTTCTGGTGTTTTTTCCAAGGTAACAGCATGAAGGATTTCCTCAACCATGAGTTCTTCATAAGACATCTGTGTGTATTTTCTCTTATCCTCAACCTTACGCTCAAGAAGCATATGAATCCTGTTTCTGCTAGGGTTGTAGTTGTGCCACGACCAGCCAGCCGTTCCAACTTGTCTGCTTCCTTTTGTAGAAGTCTGTTGTCCTATTCTTGCACCAAGCCCCTGTTCGTCCAACGAGGATATTAACTCATTGGCAAGCGGAGACATATGACCATTGTTGTCTATGATAAACTGCAACATTTCTTTTGCAGTAAGTTCTTTGTATGGGAATTTGAATGTAGGCTTTATTTTATCAATTATTGCTTGGTCTAAATCATATCTTCTAGGGAGCGAAGATTCCGCTGGCATATAATGCCTGTCAGAGAATATCTTGCTCCAAGAGTGAACCCAAGGTTCATAGCCCTCCATTGTCTCATAAGAGCCATCCTGTTTCTGAATATCGATTAAAGGTTTTTTGAGTTTATCAAAGTTTTCCTTGGTAGGAGGAAAGTACTGACCCCTGTCTGCGTCAATCAACTTAGACTCACCAAAGCCAAAGGTCTTGACTTGGGCATACATGGGAAGGGCTTGTTCGTTTTCAATTCTCTGAAGGAAATCTTCAGCACCTAAGAATCTCGCCCGTTCAGCCATCTCTGAATAGAGAAGATTAGAATATCCTTGTCCCCTGTATTTAGGTTCAACCCTAACAGTCGGGTCAGAAAGCAACCACTTGCCTCCGCTACCCTTCTTGACTTCATAGTCTATCCTTCCAACGAGATTCTTTCCGTTTTTTAATTCAATGGAACGCTTGCCGTAGTCATCGGTTCTTCCGTCCCAGTTTTTCATGCTGAGTTTAAGGAACTTTACCTTGTCTGGATTTTCTTCAGCGTATCTACCAATGAAACCATTAGTCCACTTACGGCTGTCTGTGTTATAGGTTCTACCGATGCCCTCTTCAGTTTCAAACTGATTTGTGCTTACCTTCTTTGTGCTGATTGTCTTCTTCTTGCCAGAAAGACGGATAGGTTCTTCGCCCTCCGCTGGCATATAACGAGCCTTGGGGTCTAGTTCGTTTACAACATCAAGACCGCCCCAAGTGTTGCCGCTTTCTGCCTGTCTTCTTTGTATGATTCTTGCTCCCTGTTTGTAGTCTATTGGAAGTCCAATAGAATCGTCTGCACGCAGAACTCTTGTGTTGCCTATAATCCTTTCACGAACCTTGATGGGAATTCCTTCGGGGTTGATTATAGTTCCGTCAACCTTGGTCACTCCCATAGAGCGAAGGCGTTCAGCCATCTCGCTATAAAGAGCGTAAGAAAGTTTATTGCCTCTGTACTTCGCCCCGATGTTGCTACTTAGAGAAGCAACTTTTGTCTTAGGGTCTATGTCAGCCGTGATGTGACCGACATTTTCTGTCTGTCCAACTGTGGAATTGTCTTGTAAGCGAATGCGTACATTATGTGTGCCGTACTTAGTGCCTCTGTCTATGAACTCAAGGTCATAGCCTTTGAGACGCTCTGGGTTTTCTTCAGCCCACTTGCCAATAAACTTTGTTCTGAATTCCTTGCTGTTGAAGTCGTAGACCCTGCCGCCAGAGTAAGCGTCTTCTTCGGAGGGCTGATACCAAGCCTTTTCTTTCAGATAGGATTCTACATCAATTTCTTTGTTTCCTTCTTCATCATATCTTGCGTCAAGAATTGTTGTGTTATCCTTTTGTCCTATTCTTCTGTTCTCAACATCAATAAGACGCTTTCTAATTTTTATAGGTCTTTCGGCATTGTCTATGACCATGCCAGAAACAGTCTTAACTCCTTCGCTTCTTAGTCTTTCTAAGAGTTCGCTGTACACAAGATAGCCATATCCTTTTCCTTGGTGCTTGGGAACGACATCAGATTTCTCAATAGCGACTTCATCTCCAAATCTTTCAAATTTAATATTTGCAACTACATCGCCTTTCTTATCTCTGAGAGTAAGCCCTTCCATTCCCATGCCAGAGGGAATCTTGCCATAATAGAGTTTTAAGCCTTTTTTAAGGTCTGGAACTTCACTTGACCATCTTCCGATAAACTCGCCAGACATCTGCTCTGGCGTGTAGGTACGCCCACCCTGCTCGCCCTCGGCTGGCATCATGTGCGTCTCTATCTTGCCGTCTAGGAAATCACGCTTGATGCGGTCATTTAGTTCAAAGGTCATCCCTCTGTCGATAGCCTCAGCGGAGATTCCAGCATCTGTGTCAGAAGCCTTAGATGTTCCTCTGATTCCTTCTGTCCTTAACTCGTTAATTTTTTCGTAATGATACTTTTCGCCACCCTTAAGTATTCCTACTTCATTAATTAATGCCTTAAGTTTTACATCGTTTATGCCTTCGGAGGCTTTTTGTACAACAGTTTCAATGTCTCTTCCGACCTCATGCACGGGCATGGCAAGAAGTTCAGATACCTTCTGGATGACAGTAGGATTTTCCATGTTACCGACCTGTTCAAAGTGTTCAAGAACAGCCTTGTTAGCATCATGCAACTTGTTGGTAATTTCAGCCATCTGACCCTTGGCGGTGTCTATGGTAGCATCAGCCAACTTGTTCGTCTGCTTCATCTCGATTCCGTACTTGCGAAGCCAAGCACCCCAGACTTCTGGAATTAACTTGCCGTAGAGTCCTTTACGAGCATCGCCCTTCATGTGCGAGACAGTAGGACTGTCATCGGGGTGGGTAAGCGTAATCCTATCTAAGCCGTCACGGATAGCCTGTCTGATGATTCCCTTGAGTCCTGTGAGCGTCCAGTCCTTAGCGGCAGTAAGCGGCAAAGGAGTAGGCTCTTTTTGACTTAAACTTAATTCATGCAATTGAATCAACGACTCATTGTCTTGAATAGATTCAAGCATAATGTCTGGATTGTCTAAAGTATAATTAGTTATGTGTCCTTCATCTATAAGACTTTGAATTCCTTCTGTTCGGTAAAATTTCTGCCGTTCGACTTCAAACTTTTTTATTGTATTAAATTGATTTAACAATTCATCGCTAAGTCGTAACTTTTTCCAAACTTTAAAATGTTTGTCAAAAACTGATTCTGTTTCTGCTTCAAGTCTATTTAAGAAATCGCTAAAACTTGTTGCTGTACCTATCATGGTAAACACATGGTCTAACCCTTCCTGTAAAACTTTCCTCGCATCTTGTCTTGACATAGCGGCATCATAACCTTGAGACGGGAATATTTCTTTTAACAATAATGTTATTTCAGAATTTAATTTTTCGCTATTCCATAACCCTGCTTTTATGTACGCAGTTTTTTGAGTCTCAAAACCTTCTCCATTGCTGTTTTGTACATAAATTCCTTCTTCTCTTGCTTTGTTATAAAGTGTTTTTTGAGTTCTTACATTTCTTCTAACTATAAATTCTCTATCTGGAGTAAGTCTTCCAGATACTTTTCTTTTATCCGTATTATTAGCCTGTACTTCTTCGATGAACAGGTGTCTGTTGCCGTCAGCGTCAATACGCTCCGTGGTTCGGAAGTGAACAATGGTATCCTTGCCATAATGACCGCTAATGCCGTGGGCGTACTCTGGATTGATTCTTACAGCAGTCTCCTTGTAGTTGTCCTTAGCACCGCCAAGGGTGAACCTAGAGGTGTCCATTCCACTTCTTTCCCTAGCACCTTCCTCAATAGTTACCTTGATTTCCTTGGACTTAGCGAAGTCTAGGATTTCGGTCATGTCTAACTTAGGCTGAGTAACGCCCTGTGCCATGTCAATCCGTGTGCCATCTTCAAGGAATCTAGGCGTAGTGGTCTTCTGAATCTTAGACTTCAGCAAGTCAACAAGACCAATCTCCGTGGCTTCTTGGAACATTCTGCTACCCTGCGAGCCGTAGACAACTAACTTCTTGAGAAGACCTTGGGCTGTGAGGTTCGGGTAGTCTTGGAAAATTTGGGCAAGTCTGGGGTGCAGGGCAGACTTGATTTCCATCGGATACAGTTGGTCGTATTCAGTAAGAAGTTTTGCTTTAGCCTCTCTTAATACCTTTTCAAATAAACGCTGTCTTCCCATTCCAACAGCAACTTCCATTGCGTGTATGAGGTTTTCTGGAACATTAGTGTCATTTTCTTCTAACGCTCGCTTAACTCTTTCAATAATCTTTGTGTTGTTAATGTTATTTCTCTCACCAACTGAGTAGTTAACTCCTTCTTGTTCCCATTTGCCGCTAGAAATTATCCACCTATCAAGTTCACTAATTAGTTCACTTTTCTTTTCTCCTTCAAAAGACTTCCATAATTCATTGGAAGCATTTTTGTCTAAATAAGCAACTCTAGACGGAGGAATCTCAGTCGGAGGCACAGGTGCATCAACGCCCTCAACGCTCTTGTCGAAGGTGTCATTGTAGTGCTTCTGAGCCGCACGACCAGCGTCAGCGACTGTATCAAACGCACCAAGCATCTTGCCCTCTGGGTCAAACACCTTGAACTTTTCACCAGCCTGTTTGCTGATGTTATAGCCAGTAGCGTGTTTGAGAATCTTGCCTCCAGAGGGTGTCTTTTCTTCCCTCAACTCATCTGGCATGAAGTTACGGCTGAGGTCTAGGTGGGCGTTCTGGTGGTTGTAGTCCACACGCTCCCTGCCAGCGGTACGCATAGCCACGATGCCGTCATTACTGAAGGTCGTTACGCTGTGTCGGATGCCGACAGGAATCTCAGCGATGGGCTTGTTGATGTACGGAAGGTCAGAACCCTTGTGGAAGCCAAGCATCTGGTGCAGAGCATCTCTACGCTGACCGCCTAAGCCGTCACCCCTGTCAAGAAGACGGAAGGAGGGCTTGCGGTTAATGTCTCCAGACGGAAGGGAGGCGTTGCTGAGGTAGGCATAGAAGTCAGCCTCCATGCTGGTTCTGTCTCCGTTCCAGAGGTCACGGACTTGCGGGTCACGCCAGACCTCGTTGCCTCTAGCCTCGATGACTCTGAGGTCAAGTGTGTGGAAGTTGGCAAATGTCGTACCATCGGCACGAACCTTGAAATCAACATCCAGCAGGATAGCCCGTCTGTTCTTGAACGGCACAGCCGCACCATAGACACGCTCGTTGCCGTCACCGATGTGGGCAGAGTATCCAAGGTAGCCGAACTCGACCACATTAGAACCCTTGCCATCAAGGATGTTATAGGCGGCTGTAAGTCTGTCGAACCACGCTCTCTGGAGGTAGCCTGTACCCACAAGGGCGTTCATCTGAGCCGTGTTGGGCTTACCAGACCAGTTGCCGTCACCATCCCTACGCATACCACCCCTGTGGTCAGCATCAGAGAGGGAGTCAAGAACCTTGAACATCTCCTTGCCCTGTCGGATTTCTTCGGCTGTGTATCTGCGGAGTTTAGGCTTCTTTAAGTTGCCAGCCTTGTCGATGGTCTCAAAGCCCTGTCCACGCAGACCATGCGTCTGGATAAAGTTCTTACGGGCATCTGGGGAAAGGTTACTGATGTCGAATCTACCACCCTTGTTGATGTTAGACTGCATCCGAATCATGTCCTGCATCAAGAGGTCTAGGGCTGTGACCTTTGCTCTCTTGCCGTCCTTGCCGAAACCTCTGGACAGAGCATAGCCCTCGATGTTATCGAAGTTGACGGACGGGTTGTCCTTGCTTATCTTAGCCTTCCAAAAGTCGAGGAACGACTCTTTGGATGTCTCAAAGACGGCTCTGAGTCCGCTGTACTCGCCACCTCTGAACAGGAAGTCCACGGGCTTGTCCATCACGAACTTGGCGAAATAGTAAGCACCGAACTCCTCGACAAGATGCTCAAGCGGTGTCTGGGTAGAGTCAGCGACACGATTAGGGTCGTTACGCTTCTTGTATTCCTCGATAGAACCTTTGAGTTCATCAATCTTGCGTTTACGGAATTCTTCGCTTTGGTTTCTATGGACGCTGTTGATATAGCCTTCCATGAACTTCTGGAGTTGGGTCGGGTCAACGACAGCCTTCTCAAGCATCTTGCCCGTCTGCGGGTCGAATGTACCGACAAGTTTCTGGATGAGTCTGTCAGAGTAATCCTTGGCGAACACCGAGTCTCTCATCACAGAGTGGAAGAGTTCGTGGGGCATCGTCTCACGATTGCCCTTAGCCATGAACTTATCTAGGTTGATGAATATTTCAGTCTGACCTGTAGAGTTCCTACGCTTTACCCAGCCAGCAGAAGCGTCAAAAGTCTGAAGTGTCTCTTCGACATCCATGTTGCGGGACTTTCTGATTGTGCCGTCCTTGTCGATATAGCCATCCGCTTGGAGTTTCTCCTTAAGCATCTGACCTCTGCGGGTAAGTTTCTTGTCGGAGCGTGTCTCAGCCTTGAGGGTCTCAGCAATCTTACCAGAGACGAGATTAGCGTTCTTCTGGTTAAGGGTGTTAATCATCTCAGCCAGTCTTTCGGCATAGGCGAGGTCACCGAAGTGAGCGTTGACCTGTCTGCCCTTGAGGGACTTGATGAAGTCGGGGTTGCTGTTTTCCTTAATCTGCTTGAGCAGGACAGCCTTGGCGTTGTCATCCAGACGCTCCCAGACGGGCTTCAGTTTCTTGTATCTGGCTTCGGTTGTGATAGCCTTCTCAAAACCAGCAGGGTCTCCAGAGAAGTTGCCTCCGTTGTCTCTGAGGATACCAAGCACATCAGCGATAGTTCTTCTGTCACCTAGTTCGGGGAAGATTCTGGACTTCTCTCTGAGTTTTCCTGTTGTGGGGTCGATGCCTTGGCTCGTTAACGCTTCGGTGTAACCTTTCTCGTTGAACGCCTTGATGACCGCATCGGGGTTCACGACATCCAGACCAGCGATTATGCCGTCAATCTGGGCTTGGAATCGTCTGTCTCCAGTAGCCTCAGCCGCAATAGCCATAGCCTCAAGAGCCACATGATTCTCGTTGCCAGCGTCCTTGAGTCCTTCGATGACCAACTTACGCTGGATGGCAATCTGCTCCATCTTCGTGTTGCCTGTGATGTCAGAGGTGAGCCTACCAGCACCAGCACCGACAGCACCGAGTGCCATGCCAGAGCCGATTCCACCAGCCATGCCTTCTTCACCGCCAGCGAGGTAACCTAGACCGCCACCGATAGCCGCACCTTGAAAAGCACCAGCGGTGATTTCGTCTGCGTAGGCGAAGAACGGGTCAACAGCCTCGATGATATTAAGTAATCCTTGGGCGTGTTTAGAGAGAACGACACCGCTTTTCTTGGTGTCTCTGAGAGCCTGTCCAGCATAGCCAAGAACGCCACGACCTATGTTCTTCTGCTTTTGCATCTGCTCACCGAACATACTGATAGCCTCGCCAACGCCACGGGCGGTAGTAGAGCCGACCATCGCACCAGCGATATCTCCGACAATAGGAACAGGAATTGTAGCACCTGTCATAGCCGCAGTCGCAGAAGTCCAGCCGTACATTTGTGCGGTTGTCTTTGCTTCAACGGCAGAGATGCCAGAGACAGTCTCAAAAGCCTTAGCACTACGCTCTAATCCGTAGTCAATGGTGTTTCTGACGGCAGTACCCATGAACTCAATGGGAGCACCAACGCCCCACTTGAGAACACCACCCATAATGTTACGCTTGATAGCCGCAGTTCGGGCAGAAGCCATAGCCAACTTCTCGCCCATGCCAATCATCGTAGCACCCTTAGCCGCAATCCCGCCAAACGGAATAAACAAAGTGGGGTCAGCAATGTAGGACATCACCTGTGTCATCTCTGGGTTGATGACATCTTTGTCCATGACAAGGGTATCTTGACCAGTCATCAGACGCATTGAATGCAGATTGAAGGCTTGAGCCTCCATAAACTGCTGGTACTCAGCCGCTTCATCGTCGCCATTGGCTAACAAGGCGTTCTTCATTCGGAAGAATACGCTGGTAGGGTCGGCAGACTGAGCCGCCATTCCGTACAGATTTCTTGTGCCTTGAGCAAACGCCTCGATTACAGAGGGCGTAAGTTTCTTCATCGAGTCTACGGGCTTGTCATAGACAGAACCAGCCGCCTTAGAAATCTCGTCAAAAACAGTACTAGCCGCTTCGCCAATCGTGCCGATGACATCTGTTTCCTTGGACTTCTGGTGAGCCTTGAAGAGCCTGTATTGCTCTAAGGTCATGTCCATCAGTTCGCCATTGGCGTTCTTCTGAGCCATCGCTCTGGCTACTTCCTCGCCAGTAGGAGGGGCTGTTATGTACTTTAACGCTTCCTCACGCTCGTCCGCAGGAAGGCTATCTATGATGCTTTCGATGCTGGGAGGTGCATCAGATGCAGTTCCAGATTGCCCTCCAAGGGAAATATACTGCTTGGGGGATTCGTAAAGTTCAGCCATAAAATTATAATATTCCCTTTTCCCTCAGATATTGCTCACGAAGGGCTTGGTACTTATTACCACCTGTGTCATCTTTAATGATTGTTGTCAAGCCATGAACGGCAGATAGATTCTTGATACGCCTATCAACTCGTTGTGCTAATGCAATCAAGACGGCTCTGTCTTGAGCCTCAAGCGAGAAGAAATTAACAGACCTTTCTGTAACATCCTTAATTAACTTCTGTTCGTAGTTAGAAACAGTACCAACGCCAACGATGTCAGTTCTTAGCATAGCGGCAAGATTCATTTCCTCAACCAAAGCCTTACCTCTTTCAACAGGCATAACCGCTTCTCCAACAAGGTCATTAATCCGTTGCAGTTCCCTAACACCTCTTCGGGCATCAATTAATTTTGGAATTTCTTCTTGGTATTTTGTAACAGACGCATCAGAACCATTAAACAAACCTCCAACAAAAACTCCAGAATCTGGGATTATTTCAGAAGGAACAAGACCTTGACTTGTTTGCTTTCCGAATACTCCAAAATTCTGCTCTCTTAGTTCTTTGTTGGTCATCGGTTTTTCAGATTTAATCTGTTCCCACTTGCCGTTCATGCGAACGACACGCATTCCGCTGTCAGTCGTGAACTCACGGATTTCAGATTCGGGGACAAGGCTCTCGTAGAACTTATCAAAGCCAACCACGGGCATTCTACGCTTACGCTCTGGGTCGGTAGGGTCAATCGCACCCATACGGCTGGTAACGAAGTCAGCGACCTGTTTCTGGCGTTCTCTGACTCCAAGTTTCTGCTCTTCCGTGACGCTACCAAGGACAACATCACCGACTTCAAGGACAGGTGCTTTAGCCTTCTGCTCTTGAGGCAACTTGACATTTTTAGATTGCTCAACAAGTCTATCGGAAGCCTTTTTGAACTCGTCAATCTTAGGAGAAATCTTGTTAGACAATGTAAGGACATCATTAGCACTAAGGGGCTGGTCATCCTTTAACTTAGTATCCTTAACAGCCTTCATAATAGCAGAAGCCGCAGGAGTAAACACGGGGTCTGGTGTCCGCATGAAACCCAATCTGGTATAAGCCGCCGCTTGAGAAGACGAACCCATCGTAAACGATGGCATGATAGGCTCTGGATTAGCCAATTGATTGTTCTTTTGTTCAGACTGAATAAGGCTTTCTCTGATATCCTTGGGAGTAACAACCCCGCCAGCCTCAACCTTAGCAAGCATGGAATTAAGAACTTCGCTTGCAACAACAGAACCAGAAGCCTGTAATCCAGAACGAACGACATCTGAACTTCCTATTTCTTTCTTTGCCCTTTCAAGCAACCAGTTAGGAGCAAACTCCTTTGCCTTCTGTGTCGTGTCAACCATAGCATCACTTGCCGCTGTGTTGGTCTTTTCAAAGTCAGCCCTAGAAGACTGTTTTCCACGGGCGAGGAAATCTTCGACAAGACCTGTCTGCTGAGACTCTTTCTTGCTTTTAAGAAGTCGCTTTTCAGACGCAATCTGTTCAAGCAAGGAACTGGTAACAGATGCAGGGATAAGATTAGGGTCAGCCTTGGAAGCCGTCTGCTCATATCCGTTGAGTACGCTGGCAAGGAAGTCTTCATCGCTACCTTCAAGTTTAGGATTAACTTGTCTGACCTTGTTAAGATAAGCCAATGCACCTTCCTTGTTTTGCTGAAGGGTCTTGTTTGGGTCTAACTTAAGTTCTCTTGTAAGCCTAGGGTCTGTGACAGTCTTAGAGCCAGCCGCTAGTTCAAGACCCTGTTGAGTGACTCGCTCCATCTGACGACCTCTGAGGAACATCATTTCTTGCAGTTGACCTCCGAAGCCAGCGAGTTTAGCCTCAGCATCCATCGCTATCTGTGCTCTCTGAGAGAAGCCCTTAGTGGGTGCTTCAGAGAGTGATTTAGCAGTAGCCATCAGACCATCTAAGATTCCAGATTGAGCAATCTCTGGGTCTTTGCTGTACATCGCTATCTTTTCTGCATAGGCTTGACCAAGAGACTGAAGTTTTTGATTAGCCATCTCCGACTTAGCGGAGTTCTCGTTGTACTGCTTTATGCCTTCAGCAAGGTTTTGACCAAGACCAGCCATAGCCCCATAGGTCTGCTGTGCCATCTGCCCAGCGGCTGGAACAAGGTTTCCAGTAGAAGCCTCGATGCCACCTTGATATCTGCCAAAAGAAGAAGCCATAAATTATTGTCCTCTGTATCCCATGCCGTTAAATTGATTTAGGTAAGAAGACTGAGTGTTTCCTAGGTTAGAGGTAAATGAGGCTTGAGAAGGGGTTGTAGATGCTCCTGCAATAGTACCACCCTTAGCACCAGCACCACCCATAAGACTTGCACCTAAAGATGCACCGAGAGGACCACCCAGCATTGCCCCACCAATTGTACCAACCATGCTCATTATACCGCTAGACTTGGCGTTAGCGGCTTGTTGGTTAGCAATGGCGACATCCATAGCCTCCTTGCGGTTAGCCGTGATGAGGTTAGCGTTGTACTGGGATTCTGGATTAAAGATTTGAGCACCAAGACCCTGCGACATCTGATAAGCATTGCCGTAGAGATTAGCAGGAGAATAGGCGTTAGCCTGTTGCATCATAGGGTTACCATAGGTAGCCATAGCGTTCTGGAAGTTGCCCTGTCCAGTCCCGTACATTGTGCTAGCAAACTGCCTAGCCCTGTTTTCACGGGCATCCTGCATCTGGTAGGTGTTCATCACCTCTTGGGCAACCGCTTGGTTACCCGTAAGCCCTCTAGCCGCCATAGCCTGTCTAGCCGCCTGTTGAGCCGCCCGTTCCTGTTCTGGGGTCAAGTTCCGACCAGCGTTGAGGTCAGTCTGGGCAGAGGCAATCATGGTGTCGTAAAGCCCCATAGCGGGTTCTCCCATGCCCTGTCTGTATGCGTCTTGAGCCAAGACACCCATCTCCCCGTAAACGGGACTCATAGCCCTTGCAAACTGTCCGCTTAACTCAGCAGACTTCGGGATAGCCTTGCCGTAGGAGTCTAACTGGTACTCCATCTGCCTGTCCATCATCTCCTGTTGGAGTTTCTGGTACAGCGGCTGGTACTGCTTTTCTAAGGCTAGAAGGCGTGGCTGGATGGCTTCCTGCCCAGCCATCGAGTCAAGCATTTCCTGCTTATAGTCTCTAGGCTTAGGTGCTTGTATTTTCTTTGTTTTTCCCATTGTTATAAAAGGTCGATATATTGGTTAGTTATTTCTTTAAGATTACCAAAACGCAAAGCCCACTTCTTACAGCAGTCCCAATGCGGGTAACGGGTTTTAAATTGATTTACAAGGCTTTTCGTAGACTCTGAATCGAGCGAAATCATGTCCATAACGCACAGGGAATATAAATGCTCCCTGTCCCTAGGAATCTTGTAGTTAAAGGTGGTAAGGGCATCCTCGCTGGATGTATCCTTTACAGGGTAAACTATGGCAATACCGCTGATGTCCTGTCCGTTCTGGACGAGCAACAGGTAGTCGTGCGAGAAAGCCCACTTGAGGTAGGTCTCAGTCGTGATGTCATCAAAGCCAAAAGCCTCACCACGCCCGTGTGTGCGGTGCTCGTTGACGAAGGCTTTTAGTTTTGAAAGGAACATTAGGCTGTAGCGTATTTATATATTCTAAATTTAGAAGTTGCTGAATAAAGAGCATTATCTGGATATGATGTAATGTCTGTAGCGGATGGAGAAATAACCACATTTGCCGTAGTGGACTTTATTCTAAGGTTTAAATTATTCCAAGACGAAGTTGTCCCTGCTCCTAAGACAACTCTTAATGTAGTGTTAGTAACTTCGTTAGCAACAGCATTATAAAAGAACGACCTTAAACCAGCGGCTATTGTAACTCCAGTTTCTGAGCAAAGTCTAACAACAGTTTGTCCTGCGTTTTGATTCCACAGAGATAAATCAATCTCAATAACCCAAATTTCAGACGACCCCGCCCCCCCGATTTTTTGAACACCTGTACCACTAGAAGCGGCAAACCAAACTGTTGCTTCTGTGTTTGCAGTAGGGGCTGTTGCTCTAGCAATATTTTCTTCGTAAATCTCCTTTAACGCATAAACTGTGCTTCCATTAACTTGTAGTATTCCTGTAAAATTGTTTGTTCCAGCATATGTAACTGTGCCAGTTGAATTAAAGTTAACTGCGTTATTGAAGTCAAAAGTTCCTCCCATTGTTCCACCAGCATAAGTAGTAAGAAGACCGCTAACTCCCAATGCTCCAGTAGAACTAATTGCACCAGTAACATTTAAAGACCTGTTGGTAGTAATTATTTGACCAGATGGTGCGTTTAAAGCAAGCCCACCAGAAGAAGATGTGACTGAACTGGTTGTGATTCCGCTAGTTGTAATTGCAAGTCCGCTGTTAAGCAAAGACGAGACTGTAGTCTTTTTGAGTACTCCTCCGTCATTAATTAACATTTCATCTGTAGATGCAACTCCATTAGTTGCAATTGCTGGCTGGGCTGTAATTGCACCAACAAGGAGCGTTGACGCATCAACCAATTGATTAAGACGATTGCCAGTTACTTGTTGCCCGTCCGTAAATGTTTCGCCTTTAGAAATTTGTGTCATAGTTATGTCTTAGAAGTGTTGGTTTGTTTTTGGATTGTTGCGTAGATATACGCTGAACGGATGGAAGGTCTTAGGTTAAGGGAAGTATATTTAAGTTGAATTCCTGTGCCAATTTTACGGATAGTAGCCCTTCTTGCGGAGTCTTCCGTAGATTCAGCACCAAAGTTGTCAACAACAGACACAATATCTGGATTAAATACCTCTGCGACTGTTTGGACTTGAGAGCCAGCGTCAGAAACCATTTCAGTCTCTGCTGTGCTGAAACGCTTGTCTCCAATGCTATTGAACGAATAACGCCTTGTTTTAAGAATAGCATTAATGACATTAGATGTGAATGTAAACTGACTTAATGTAGCAGGAAGATAAAAAGGAAGAAGAGGTTCTCCAGTAGAAGCCCCATATTCATCCCAATTTAATTGCTCCATAAGGAATATTCCTTGGTCTGTATCTACCCCATACATTCGTCTTTGGTTGTCCTTTTTAGCAACAACAAAGTCAAATACATCAAAACCAGCAGGGTATGTATCAACGGACTCCCATTGTCTTAGGATGAAATTATATACCAGAATAGCATTGTTATCGACAGAGGAATCAAGCGGTACTGCAAGATAGTACCTGTTGTTCCAATAGGTAGCAACAGAACGATAAGCATAGGTTTTATTGATTCGCTGAATGACATCGTCAATAGGGGACGAAATAGGGTCAGCCATTGTGAGCAACTTCATCGACTCAGCAGAGGCTGGTTGGGGTTGCAGGAAGTACACACCATTGTCCGACAAGAAGAACACACCGCCACCAGCCTGTACGACAGATTTTCTGGCAGAGCAACCGATGTCCGTGGCTAGGGTTGCTACATAAGAGTCTGTTGAAAGTCCGTCACCTGTGGCGTATCTATTGTTGCCTACATTGACATAGAATATGCTGTTACGCATAAATATCAAAAACTCGTTTAGAGTCCAAGGGGCAACACCAACTACTTGGTCATTGCTACCGCTGTTCACAGTAAATGCGTCAACGGCATCCCAATGTGTGAAGTCTAGAAAGTTGCTTACTGAAATAGTGTCGTTGTCACGAAGGGCGTTGAGTTCTGCGTGATGTTTCCCGATAACAATTAGACGATTGGCGTAGTAAAGCATCCCTGCACAGTTAGGGAACTGATGTCCAGCGTGAGGGCTTACTGCAAGTGCAGTTATAGTGACATTTAAATCCCAGACTAAAGGACGCTTGCTGAACCCACGGCTAATATAAATTTTGTCTATAGCCGTAACTACATCACACCCGTCTTGGGTTGTAATAGTCTCTCCAGCAGGAAAGTTTATCTTAGCGGAAAGTAATTCTGTCTGAGGATTGTAGGTAAACAGCCCATTTGATACTACGCAAACAATGATTTCCTGCCCTGTGCTGTTTATGTAAGTTCCTACGCCATAGACAGTCTGCCCGACCAGAGCACCTATGGTCTTGCGTTGCATACCCTTGCGGACAGTAGCAACACCTCTGTCTAATCTGAAGTTCTGAGACTGACTAACGATACCTTGAGGCAAAGCACTAGGGTTATCACGGCTGTTAAGCCCGATAAATCCTATGTCTCCGTCCTTTTGGTATTCATTAGGCATTATCTAGAAACGATAGAGTACCAGACAGCCTTAATCTTGTCAGCGTATCTAGCACCGACATAAACGCCACCTAGGAAGGTGACTGTAGCGATAATAAGAGTAATCATTCGGGTAAAGAGATTTTGAGTTTAGTGAGTTCAGCCTTGAGTTCAGCCTCGGTGGGCTTGGCGACAAGGGTGAGTTGTCCGTAGTATTTGCCGACTTTGGTGAGTTCAGAAATTAGTTGGGCTTTCTTGCCCTGCACGAAGGCAACCCAGCCTTTGGGGAGTGTTTTAGGAGCAGGAGTCATTGGTTACGCTGGTTCAGACAAAGTAGTAGTTTCCAGTACCATCCCAGTAATAATAAATAGTTCCGTCATCGGTGATGTAAGTGCCATAGGCATAAAATGAACCACCGCTTGTTGCTGTATACCCACCAGAACCATTCCACTTGTAAGTTGTAGTCGTTCCACTATCGTAAAGATTACTACTTCCAGTCGGTACTTCTGTTGGATTGCCTGCAGTATAAATAAATGTATTATTGGCGTAGAAAGAACCTTGATTTGTTAATGCAGTATACCCACCAGAACCATTCCAGTTATACCTAGTGTATTTGCCGTTACTATGGAAAACACCGCTATCCGCTGGGACTTCAGTAATCTGAGAAACATCAATAATGAAAGTATTGTTGGGAAAGAATGAGCCTGTTACGGAATCCATAATGCCTCCACTTCCGTCCCATACATATGTAACTGCTTTTCCATTGTTAAAATAATAGCCGCTTTCTGCTGGCACTTCATTCTGCTGATTATAATCAAATGCGGTAGTGACGCTTGTTCCGTAGGAATAATAACCCCAATCTCCTGTAGTAATCGAATAATAACCTGTTCCATCGTGCGTGTACGAAACAGTCCGAACCTCGGAGTCAAAGTAGTTTCCTAGGTTTGGCTCTAGCATTTCAACAGGGGTTTGCGTTTCAGTTACTGTATGAAAAACAGCAAACGAATACTCGATGTTACTGACAGTACTCCAGTTGGTGTAAAAACCTCCTGCTCCATTGTGCCAACGCTCGACATCGCAAATCTGAGAAGGGTAAAAATTACTTAGTTCTGTAACTTCAACCATCTCTCCACCTTCAGCAACAGGATAAACAACACCTTCAAGCAAAGAAGAAAAACCCTCTGGCGGGAAACTTCCACTAGGACTAGACACAATAGTGTTAAACCCGTTACGGCTAGTGCCAGACGAGATGCCTATGTCTATCCTATTGAAGTCAACGCCCATTAGCAAACAGCGTAGGCGATATGGACGGGCGTAGAGGCGGTGTCAGAAACACAGCGGACAATGCCGTTGTAGTTGTCCAAGGAGATGCTTTCGCCAGCCTTGACCTTTAAACCAGTCGTGCCTGTATCGGCAAAAACAACAGTCAACAAGGCAGTAGCGTGTTGATTCTGGATGATGACGCTGACCCGTCTTTCTGGGGTCGTAGCGGTGGCAAGGGCTGTCGAAGCAGATGTGCCTACAGAGACTTCACTATGAATGAAGCCACGAATAAACGGAGATGAGAATGAGATGTTAGCCATTGTATTAGTAAGTGTTTGTCATGTTAATCCTGCTGTTCTGACCCTGCTGACGGAGGTACTTGTCGTACTCTTGCTCAAGGACTTGGTTAGCCTTAGCCTCAATGGTAGCCGCTTCTTGAACCTGTCCTTCGGACACGAACCAGTT